GAGCCGGGATCGTCATCGGCAGCGATGTCGCGGTACTCACGCTCGACGACAAAGGAGCCGCCGCCACGAGTCAGACCGACAGCGACAGCGTCGTCGGCGCTGGTGCCGATGAAGAACTTGCCGACGCCCAGAACGATCTCACCGTTGCCGGCGGTCACGCCGTCGGGCACGGTCAGCTTCCAGGGTTCGGTGCGATCATCAGCAGCCAGGGCTTCGTCGTTGTAGAGGCCCTCGAACTCCACCTCGACGGTGGTCTCGTTCTTCTCCTCGAACTTCCAGTCAGGGTTGGAACGGCAGAGAGCCTTCTCCAGCTCGATCTGGATTGCGGTGCCGCCCTTGGTACGGCCGACCCACTTGACATAGCGGACGTCGGACTCGGAAACCTGGCCGGCGCCAGTGTAAACAATGTTAGCCATGGTTTATTCCTCCTCATAGAGCTGCACCAGGAAGCGCAGCTGGATGTGTTGCAGATTTTTGTCCGGGTCGTCCAGGGCGTACCTGTTCTCCCGGAAGAATGTGGGGTAGATGGTGGGCTGGGGCAGGTTTGCATCGTTGAACAGCTTCTCGATCTGGTCCGCGATCTCCTCGATCGCCTTCCAGTCCTTCGCCCGGTCCCAGATATCCACTTCAAGCTCGAAGTCGTCCCGGAGACTATTCGGGAAGGCTACGCTTGCCAGCGTGAAGGTCTTGTACGGAAAAGCCGCGTCTTTGGGTGCGACGCGATGGTAGCTTTCCCCCGGTACAGTCTGAAGTTTTTCATAAATCAGTTTCCGTAGGGTCACGGTCTTACTCATCCGTCCTCACCTCCGCCGGTGTACTCCTCCTCACTGATCAAGCGCAGGGCTTCCGCTTCATCTTCGAGGGCGCTCAAATACTTGCTTTGGATTTCGATAATCTGGGGGATATTGTTGTGGGCGCTGTTCCGTAAAATCTGGCGCTTCGGCTGCTGGCTCGTGCCGAGCTCCTGCTGCTCACCGTACCAGGTGCCATGCTTCACTCCGACTTCCAGGTGCGGCAGGCCGGTCTTGGCCCAGGGCACGTTATAGAGGAAGGTCGAAGATCGGCCACGGACGCGTCGGCTCTTTTTCAGACCCGGCAGCTTCATGGCCTCGCTGTTGGCTGTTCGGACGATGAACTTCCCGCAGTCCCGGAGCGCCGCCCGGGTAAGCTCCACGATCGTGTAGTTGACCCGGTCCACAGAGCTGGTGTACTCGATGCCGTTCTTCCGAAAACGGACGACTGACTTCGGGACACTCATGCCGGGTTCACCTCCTGGTAGAGGGTCAGCTCCAGCTCCTGGCCGTTGCGGAAGGTCCGCAGGACCCGGAAGCGCTGGCCGAGGTATTCGACCTCGGTCTCGTTCTCGTAGTCCAGGTAGTCGGTCAGGATGAACTTCAGCTCGGGCTTCAGACCCACGGCGTGAGCCTGATAGAACTCCGACTGGCCGATGCTGCCCAGCCGGCCGAACACCTCCCGGGTGGTCTCGGTGACGACAGGATCGCCGAAGTCATCGGTGCCGTGCGTCTGCCGGATCAGAATCAGGACTTCACTCATCGGTGCCCGCCTCCCGTCCATAACCCTCCGCCATCATGAGGGAGCCCTTCAGGCTCTCATATCGCCGCAGATACTCGGCGCCCTTGGCAGGGTCGTCGGTGTAGAGAGAACGGCACCAGAGCTTGATGGCGTTGTAGATGAGGGGATCGTTCACGGTGGCGTAGACGACGCCGCAGGTCTCCAGGTCCGCCAGACAGGCGTCGAGGTCGGCCTGGATGTCCTCGTCCAGTTTGGTGTGGCTGATACGGAGCGCCAGCTTAATCTTGTTCAGGGTATCGGTGGCCATGTGGCGCCTCCTTCCTGGGTGTTAATGGGCGGGGATGTTACTCCCCGCCCTCGGTGTTAGGATGCTGCCTGGGTGTAGCGGACGATGCCGACACCGGTGGGCTTGCCGTCAGCCAGAGCCATGGCACGGTAGACGGTGGAACCGGTACGGAAGGCGACGGACTCGTCACGGTCGACGGTAGGAGCCTTAGCGAAGTTGAACTTGTAGGCCTCCTTCAGGTCGCCGAAGTAGATGTCGGTGCCTGCAGCGTCCTCCAGGATCACGGGGAAGCCCAGAACGTTGAACTTGGCGGGAGCCTGTGCGTCAGCCACGACGATGGGGTGCTTGGCGGTGTCCTGAATGTTCAGAACGTTGCCGAAGAAGGAGGCGCGGCTCATCACGAAGCAGGCGTTTGCAGCGTACTCGGTGGGCAGCTTGGCGATGATGTTCATCACGTCGGTGTAGGTGATGGCCTTGGTGTAGGTGCCGTCAGCAGAACGGCTGGACAGGCCGGTAGCCTGAGAAGAGCCGGTGCCGGTCATGATGCCAGCGGCGACAGCGCGCTGAATCTTGTTTGCCAGGCGATTGACCAGCCAGTTCTCGAAGGCGTCGATGGCCATGCCAGCCACGTCTGCAGTGATCTCGACGGTCTTGATCAGCTTGAAGGCGCCCAGGGTGATGGAGTTGACGGAGTCAGCGCTGTCGGTGGCAGCGGTGCCCATAGCAACCCAGGAAGCAGCGGCCACAGTGCCCTCGACGGGGTAGGTCACGTTGCCGGGGATGTAGGTCACATCAACAGCGTTGATGATGGGAGCCAGCTCCAGGCGGCCGATGATCTTGTTCATGGTCTGGGTGGGGATGGCTGCGGAGGCGGTGACGGCTGCACGCTGTTCAGCGTTCAGTTCCTTGCCCTGCAGGCCCATCAGAAATGCCTCGCGATACTCGGCAGAGCCGATTGCAAAAGTACGGTTTTCCATTTTGTTTTCCTCCTCGTTTCTTTCTTCGATGGTTTTGCCGGTAACCAGGCCGGCGGCGATGTTCTGGCGCAGCTGCTGACGGGTCTGGACCTCGTCCATCAGCTTCTGGCGCTCGGCGATCAGGTCAGCGGACTCGGTCTCCAGAGCGGTCAGAGTCTCACCGGTGGCCGTGTTGGCCTCCTCGGCGATAGCTGCCAGGCGGGTATTGATTTCGTTAATTCTCTCCATGGTTCAGGTCCTCCTGAAGTTTAATTTTGAGCCGCAGGCGTCTGCGTCTCTCGTCAAGCTCTGCCTCACTCCGGGCTGCCAGGTCGATCACTCCGTCGGCCCAGCTGCGAGCATTGATTTCAGTATTCTGGTTTGCGGGGATGGAGACAGCGGACACGTCAAAGATTTTCTTCACCTTCGTGTGGACGATGGTCCGGGTGTCCTTGTCGTAGTAGTAGTCGCCCACGATGAAGCCCCAGGACATCTTCGTGATCATCCCGGTGCTGATCTCCTCGTACAGGCGGCGAGCTGCCTCGGTCCGGCCCAGATCGGCCGCCGTGAACAGACCGATCTCGTCCACCTCCACGATCAGGGAGCCATTACTCTGGCGAGCCATGACGGTGCCCTGGTGGTTCAGCTGGAAGATCACGTCGCTCATGTCGCAGCCGTCGAAGCAGCCGCGCTCGAAGCGCTCATAGATCGGGCCGTCCTCCAGTTCGTAAAGGACGTAGGGCTCGAAGCGGGCGGCGTAGCCCTCGACGTAGTAGTTAGAGTCGAGCCTCTTGGTCTCGGGCGCCTGGGCGAACACCTGCAGGGCGCGGACCTGGCGCTCATTCTTCAGTTTAATCTTGTCGGTCGGAGTCATCGCTTCCGTCCTCCTTTTCTTCGGGTTCCTCCGGGGGCTTCTTGGCCGCCTGGAGTTCTGCCTGGGCTGCGGTCAGTTCGGCCTGCAGCTTGGCCACCTCGTCCAGCTGGCTGATCTCTGTGTACTCCTTGCGGATGTAGCGCTTGTCGCCGTCGGGAACGTGGGGCAGGTTCCAGATGTCCATGATGTCGTTCAGAGACAGGACACCGCGGTCGAACATCTGGGAGCTGACCTGCAGCTTCGCGGTGGCGGTCATGTACTGCAGCCGGTTCGCGCTCCAGACGATGGAGTTCTTCCGGGTTCGCTCGTTCTGGGAGTAGGTCATGCAGGTCATGGCCTGGGAGAGCTGGATCGCGAAGGGTTCGATCTTGCCTTCGTAGTAGGCGCTCCAGGCGTCGCCGACCGTCTTGTTCTGCAGCACGTCCTCATTACTGCCGAAGTAGTTCAGCACCCGGGTCTGGATGATCTGCATCTGCTCCGGGTCCACGATCTGCGGGTTCGAGGTGATCTGCTGGACGTTGGTGTAGGTGTTGGGGAACAGAGCCAGGCCGCCGGAGTCGGCGCCCAGGTTCTCGGCCACGAACTTCTGGCGCTCCTTCTTCAGGTCCTCGGCCTTGGCGAAGTTGTTCACCGTGGCCATGAACCGGAAGCTGGCGGAGTTCTTGATGCCCTCCTGGATGCCCTGGTTCTGGATGTTCAGGAGCTGCAGGGTGGGCAGGAGCGCAGCGTTCGTCTCGCCCATGATGTCGCGCTTGTACAGATACTTACTGACCACGCCGCAGCGGGACAGCTCGATCGCTGCCTTCTCACCGGAGGCGAAGGTATAACGGAGCCAGGGCTCGCCGGCCACGTCGATGATCTCCGTCTGCAGCGGAGTGACCGGATAATAGCCGACCGTCCGGTCGAGCTTGTCCAGGATCGGCACGATGAAGCAGGTGTTTTGTGCGTCGTAGATCGTGGCCACCTTGTATACAAACTGGGCCGATGTCATGAACGGGTTCGGCTTATTGTCCAGCAGCGCCTGAAGGCCACGGGCGTCCGGGCCGTTCACCGTGGGCAGCAGTTTGCTGCAGTGGGTGGCGAAGGTGTGGATGCAGGCGCGGGTCAGCTCCATTTCATAGACGCCGCCGTCGTAGGTGGAGAAGATCGGCGTGTAGCCGTCCAACATCTTGAAATATCCGTTCACCTGGCCCGCGATCTTGGGCTTCTTAAAAATTAGGTCGAACAGTCCCATCGGGCAGTCCCTCCTATTCGTTCTTGAGTTGCTCCCCGATCTGGTCGAACCATTTCTGGCGGACTGTCAGGGCGTCGATGACGGCGACGAAGCCGTCGATGTGGGTCCGCGGGTCGATCTTGACCGGCCGGACCTTCCGGGTCTCCGCGTTCTGTTTCATGCCCACGTTCAGGAAGTGGGCCTTCAGCACGTTGTTCGTGCCGAGCAGCAGGGTCTTGTCACGCAGCAGGCCGTCCACCTCGTGGATGACCGGCGTCAGGTTCTCGCCCTGGTAGACGTCATCCATATGGAAGCCATACTGCTCCATCTGCTGGACCAGATACTGGGCGCTGTAGCGGTCATAACCGACCTGCAGCGGGAGGATTTCGTACTCCTCCACCAGCGACCGGAACCAGTCAAAGCAGTCGTTATAGTCGACGAAGTTCTCCCCGCTGGGCTGGATCAGACCGGCCTGCACATATAGCCGGTACGGGACACCCTCCCGCTCCTGGAGCTCGTCGATCTTGTTCGCCGGCATGAAGAACCGGGCGAAGGTGTGCAGCTTGCCCGCCCGCTCGATGACGACGCAGCAGGCCGTCAG